GCGGTCGACCAGCTGGCGCGCGAGCTCGGTCGGCGTCACGTAGGTGGTGTAGGTAAACGCCTCCTGCCGATCGAGCCCATCGATGTCCTCGCGCAGCACGCCCATGAACTGCGGATGAATGAGCCAGCTCTCCAGCTCCTCGTTCTGGCCCCATACCGTCTTGATGAAAGTCTTGGCTTCGATCAGCGCCCAGTGCACGGCATCGGCAAAGTCGAGGTCGCAGCCGCCGCGGTGATAGTCGCGGTTGAGCACCCGGGAAGCCGCCGCAGCACGTTCGTGATAGGGTTCACCGAGAACGGTATCGTAACTAATCGAAAACCGCACGTCGTCGGCGCTGAACAGAAAGCTAGCCAGCCGATCGATGTGGGAGAAGATTTTGTTGTAGCGGGCGCCTTCACCAAAGTCGGTGCCGCGCCAGTAGTACGAGCGCCAGGTCCCCAGCTGCGAAATCCGGTCGGCACGCGATACCTCGCACTGCTCGATGAGCTCAAGCGCCCACGGCGCCAGCGTCTTGTCGCGCGGAACCTTCACGCAAAATCCTTGCGTTAAGAACGCGCGCGCCCTCGCGCTATTTGCGCACTGTGATGGTGCGGCCGTGTTCGGTCAAGAGCCGATGCGTCATCACGTGCTCGCCCTTGCGCCCGCCCTGGCTGAACAGGTCCATGGCATAGGCGTTTTCCTTGCGGTGCGCCTTGGCATCGCCGAACGCCGCCGCCGCCACGTTCATCTGCTGCTTGCCGCCGGCACCGGAGAAAAACTCCCGCGCCTGCGGCGCCATGTTCGAAACCGTGGCAGCGAGCGCCCGGTTGTCGTTCTCGATCTGCTCGCGCCAGGCCCGCTCCTCGCCCTGCGCCGGCGGCAGCCCCTTCGCCGCAACGTCACCCTCGCGCAGATTGTCCTTGAGGTCGGTCAGGCCGTAGTCGTGCTCGATGATGTTCTGGGTGAGATCGAGCGCGCGGCTCTTGTTGGTGCCAATGCAAAACCGCTCCGGTTGCCACTGCAGTACCCGCGCGCAGAACGGGCAATCCGGGTCGCCGTCATTGCTTTCACACGTCACATCGAACGTGTCACCGCAATCCTCGCAGCGGTAGGTTCTGATGATCATCGCATCACCCGGCGCAGCTCCGCCATCAGGCGCAGCATCCGCGGCGTCGGAACAATCCACCCGCCGGCGCCCGCATTGCTCCAGGCACTGGCCTCAATCTCATTGAGCAACGCCGTCGCCACCGTGCAGATAATCTCCACGCGCTCGTCCAGCGCCTTGTAGGCCGCGGCAACGTCCGCCTCGAATTTGGTCGTCATCGGTGCCTCCAGATATACCACAGCACCAGAACAATCGCCGCCAGCAGGAGCAGCGCTGTGCATTCGTTCGCCGTCACCGCTGGCTGTCCGCAATATCCTGCTCGCTCCACCCACGATAACGCAACGCCACAACCTGCAGCGAACTGCCTTTGTAATTCGGGTGCATCCAGCGGCGCGCGGCACCCCTGAGATATTTGGTGGCCGTTGCGGGGTGAACACCGAGCAGCTCGCCCAGCCGCCGATGGCTGCAGCGCTTGGCAAGGCGCCGACATTCGTTCCTCCATATCCGAAACGCCCGCACATTCCGGATTGCCCGCTCATACGCAATCTGTTCCGCGGTCCGCTGCACGTGCTTTGCAGACGGCACTGACGCGCGTGCTTCGTCGCCTATGCTGCTCATCGCCAGGCCGCGTCCAATCTCGCTTGAACTCGTTCGCTCTCTTTTACAGAAAAGAAATCTTGCACCAGCTGATCGACCAGCGTCGCGTTCGGGTTCTGGCTCTGCACCCGTTCCTGCTTCGTCACGTTGTCGTAGGTCGCACCGTTCGCAATCAGCGACGAGCGCAGCCATTCCAGATAGGCCTTGTTGGCAAGCGCGGTCGCAAACACCCGGTCGTCATGCCCGGTCCCCTCCGCCTCGATCAGCGACCCATCCTGGATGACGCGCTGCATTTCCTCAAGCAGCGGTATCGACCGAATGCGGAGCGCACGCAACGCGTAAGCGTCGCGCATCTGATTGAGGATGAGGAGCTTGTTGTCTTGCGTGGTTTTCCAGCCATACGCATAGCCCGCGCCCAAGCTGTCCGGCCGATGATACAGATACCAACGCATATTGCCCAGCACGTTCTCCAGCTTGCGGTCGGCCGCCGCCTGCTGCAGCTGCCCCTGGTCCATCAGCTCGCGCAAGTGCTTGAGCTCGCGCATCGCCGCCGGCCCGGGACCGTTCACCTCGATGTTGATCCAGATGTTCTTGTAACACCCGGCCAGGTGCGCCATCACCCACGCCAGCTGATAAGTCTCCGGATTGACGCTGGCATACTCCGCAACCTGCACCAAACAATCCGCGTAGCAGCGATATATCTGCACACAGTGATTGTCCTGATAGTCCGCGCGCCCATACGCCGGGTCCACACCCATCACGTAGAACCCGTTCGGATGCGGCTCCTCCCACACCCGCAAATCCGCCAGCCCCGAGCGCTGCACGCCCTCCACCGTCGTCGCCAGAAAATTCTCCCCCATGTGATACGCGTACGCCTTGAACAATATCTTGTTCTCATGCACCCAGCGGATGTCCTCGTTCAATCGCGAGTTCGGGAAAAAATTCTTGCCGGTCATCACAAACGCCTGCTCCTCGGTCCACGGATATTCCTGCGCCATCAGATCATCCGCGCTGATCTTCGCCGTGCGCATCCACCGGTGCCACGCCAGCTGCTCGGGCTTGACCGTCACACCATACTGCTCGCGCACCTCCTTCATCAGCGCCGCCTCGCCGTCGTCCGGCTTGCCGTCCCAGTAATGCTTGTACTCGCGCGACGTTTCCTTGAACGCGTAATTCTCATTGCTCCACCAGCCAATGAAAAACGCCTTCTGCGTCAGCGTGTCCTTCTGCGCCTCCTGCCAGATGTCCCAGAACAGATTGTAGCCGCGCGCCGTGCTCTCAAAAATGTACAGCCGATCCGGATGCTTCTGCGCCAGCGCCGCGATCATCGACGCATAGCCGGCTTCCGACCCCCAGCCCGAGCACTCGGTCGCATGCACAAAATTCCACGCCCGCGAACGCCCTAATCCGCCTCCCGTTTTCCTTCCACCGGCCACCACATAATCAAGCACCGACCCGTTCTTGAGCACCAGGTTCGACTTGTTGTGTCGAACAATTCCGCTGCGCATACCCAGCGGCAGGCTTTCAAGGTAGCGCTCAAGCAGGATGCGGAATTTAACTCTGTTCTCATCGGTGTCGGTAATGAGCGCACCTTGCAGCCCGTCATGCACCAGTATCCAGAACAGGTCGATCGCCAGGCTCACCGTCGATATGCCCAGCTGGCGCGCCTTCAAACACACGAAATGCCGGACCCCGCGGTCGAGCCCCTCGCACAGCTCGTCCAAAAACCGCGTCTGCGACCCGTACAGTTTGAGCGGCGAAACCCCGGTCTCCTTGCTGTCAATGGTCAGGTAGCCGATAAATTCAAGGAATAAATTGCGCCAGCGATGCCCGGGCCGGTACGCATGCGCACGCACCCCCGCACGCCCCCGCGGCCGTAACGAAACCGGCTTAGCGCTCGGCACGCACCGCCTCGATCGCCTCAAACTCAAACGCCGGCATATCCCAATCGATGTCCAGCCACGGCGGCCGGCTGTACGACTGCACCTGCAGGCGCGGAGTAAACGCCCGCTTCGTTATCCGAACGAGCTCCGCATAGTCCGGGTTCGCCGGCAGCGGCACCCCGCGCAATTCCATCAGGCTCGCGCACCGCACAATCGCCGGCGCCGCCAGCACCCCAACCAGGCCAGATAAAAATCCGCGGCGGTCAATCACGGCGCCACTCGATGTAGCCAGGCCTATGCAGCGCGCCCCAGTCAATGCGCGCAATCATTTCCGGCGTGACCTTCATCAGCGGCGGCCCCACATATTCACTCCCGCCCGAAATCACCGTCACCGCCGTCACTGCCCCGAGCTCGGGCACCGCGGCGATCGGCGCCTTCGCCGCAACCGGCAGCGCCGGCAATAATCCGAAAAACCTACGCCGGCTTAATAACTGTCCCACCATCCACTCCCTCGGCCCGGCTAGGCAGGCCTACACATCCGGCCGCATCCGCTTGGTCGCCGCCTTCACCGCCCACATCGCACCCTCCTCAATGCACGTGCACGCAAGCGCCTTCAACCGGCTCACCTCGGGAAATCCACCGTCCTGCCCCGGTATGTCGTTGATGCAATCCAGCAGGTCCGCCGCCCGGCGCTTGATCGCATCAACCTGCCCATCCCCGCTCGGATTGAAATCAATCCCTACCAACCACTCGCCACGCGTCATCGCTTCCTCCGTACCGGCCGCTTCGACCGCGGCGCCCGATGATGCAGCCCAGGCCGCTCCTCCCCGTCCTCACCCGCACGGTCCGGCAAACCAAAAGGCGCATCCTCCCCGCCCCCCGCCCGGTCAGCGTCATCCTCCGGAGGAGCCTCCCATGCATCACTCTCACCCTCCGCAATCGCCTCCCCCAGCACAGGGTCCCCACAACTCTCAATCTCAGCCGCCGTTATCGCCTTCCCAGACGTCAATGCCGCCGGCGCCGGGTCCCCGCAACTCTCCGCCTCATCCGCCGCCGCCCCACCGCCCGATAAATCTGAACCACCAGCATCGGCAATAACCGCCGGCGCAGCCTCCGGCGCCTCCAATTCCGCAAGGACATCCAACGCAGGCGCCCAGTTGTTCGCCTCATATCCCTCCCGCAATCGCGCCGCTAACTCCGCCCGCGTCCTACCCATGGCCCACCTCTCACCTGCTCCCTCACATAAATCCGCAGCGTAAACCACAACGCCGCTACCCCCTCCTCCAACGTCGCACCAGCCAGCGCCGCAACAATCCGCGCAACCAACGCCCGAACCCGCGCATCATCCCCCAATGCCGGCACCCCTATCCTCCTTGGTCAAGCCCGGGCGACAAACCCCAGGCAGGCCGCGTGCCTCGTCCTCCAGAGAAAGCACCTGCACGCTTCAACAGGCGTAAGGACTGTCAATCCTATAATGCCCATCGCCATTTCTCAGTGCCCTTCAGAGTGCCGGCACCAACCCCTATCACAAAATTTCCAAAAAAAACGAGAGCAAGGGGGAGACCCGCGATCGATCGCAAAGGGGACCGATGGGGGGCCTGACCCCTAGGTACCACAACCACCGCGCGCAAACGCAAGCACAAGCGCAGCGGCGAACTAACAGTCGTGTACGCAGACATGCAAGTTGTGCCTGTGCCACAAGGGTTTCTTGCATGCTACAAATATTTGCTCGCAGCAGAGCATGTCTTTTATGCGGAGACATGGTCATCAGCAGCGAGCGCTAACGTCGCACAGCCGCTTGCTTTCACGCCGCAAACACAGCGTCAAATGCAGAGGTCATCGGCGGGGGAGTTTCCCGTTACGGCGTATCATCGGAGGTATTGAGCCAGAGTTCGCGGTCTTGTGGGGATGCTTTAGCGCGCCCGTATTTGTGGAGGAGGACGCGTTCGAGCTGCTGGCGCGGTGAGGCTTTATCGGAGGGTTTTGGGAGTGAGCGCTTTGTCCATGGGTATTCATCGGACCAGGAACGGTATTCGGCCATTTTTGCTCTCTCCAATTACGCCTCTTTCCCTCATGAGAGGAAGGGAAGGAAGCAAGGTTTTGCTAACGCAAAAGAGGCCCTGCGGGGCCAGATGAACCAGCAGGCATCTACGGCTGTACTCAGTGCCGCTTCCGGCCGTTTCGGGCTTGGGCGTGCCTGAGCGGGGAGGGTCGGTGTTGCAGGGGGTTACCGAGCGGCTGCTTGTGTGAGGTTACGCGCGCGTAGCGTTTGCGCCGGGTTGTTTTTTCGTGTCAAGCCAGAACGATGGAAGTGCCGATGGCCGTAGTGTGATTTGCGGGGATTGCGGAACGGATTTTGGGATCGTTTCGAAACTATCGGCGCGCTATACCGCTAAGTCATTGATTTTGCCGTGGGGAATTTCTGCTCATGGTCAGCAATACTGTCCTATCTGCACGACTTGAGGTTGTGCTTGGCGGCGATATTGGCGGCGAGAGCGCGCAGCTCGGCCTTTGATGGCTGCGGCTTGCGCTTGCCGGCGGGCGGATTTGAGCCTTGCAGGAGTTGCCAGAGGCTGGTGCCGCCATCGATACGTTCGCAGCCGTGTGCGCGCATCCTCTTGCGGTTCGTGAATTTTTGCCATCGCAAGGCGGGCATCTGTGCATCACCATGGCTTTGGGGCGGGGATTTGCATGGTTTCGTAGGTAGTTATGCGCGATCCGCAGCGGTTGCACCAGCGCCGGCGCCGGATACCGTTTGGTGCGGGTCTGCTATCGATGACGGCCATGCGACCGCCGCACTGGCATGACCAGGCGCCTTTGCCGAAACGGTACGAGGCGCCTTGCGGACCGGTAATTACGCGTCGAATTTCGCTGCCCATTTTCCGCACCATCCGACGGCGGTCATTTGCGGGAAGAAGCTGTGCACGATGGGGACCATGGGGGCTTTTGCGGGATCGGCGACGATGGCGGGGGTTCCCATGCCGACGACCATGGGGACGGGCGGGTTGTGCCGGCAGAGGCCTATCTGGTTGTTCTGGGTGGTGTCTGCGATCCAGAAGCGGCAGTGGCCGCAGCATTGGTCGGGGAGGTTGACGGTTTTCATTTCAGGATGTCCGCGAGCGGGATGAGGACCATGTCGATGTTGCCGCGGTCGCCGCCGTTTTTGTAGGTATTTCCGAGCTTTATGTGATAGCGGGCGAGCTCTTTAAGGCGCTCGATCGGGAACATGAGATAGACCAGCGTTTTGTCCTCGCGCAGGAGCTCATGCACCCAGTAGTCGGCCTCGGTGGCGGCGATACCGGAGGGTTCGCCGTTCTGGCGGTATTCGATGCAGATATTGCCGGTGCGTTCCCAGAGCACGCTCTCGGATTTGAGCTCGATTTTCTCGATTTTTGCGGCCGTGAAAACATCGTGCAGCCGGCGCTCATGCACCGTAGCCGCGGCGAGCTGGATGTCGAATTTCGTGTTCATGGCGCGCGTTCGGTGAGGATCAATCTGCAGCCGTCGGGTGCATCTTCGCGCGGCGTCCAGACCATGGTGAGCGCCTGGCAGTGCTTGTCGTTGGCGATGAGGTCGCGGGATGCAGCCCAGTCGAGAACGGCCTTGCCGTGGTTGTCGAGGTCGCTCTGCGCGCGGGCGCGGCTGC